CGGAATATCTTTGCATACCTAATTCTGTTTTTTGTTTTCCTCGTAAATAAAATTCCTCGCTACATTTAAATTCCCCAATGTCAAGGCTTCCTTTGTCAAGGACAAGGAAAGTAAATTGATCATAAGTAATACCAAATAATTGGCAGTAAATATAACATTGAATATCGTACCCATATTTATTAGCACTATATTTAAAGGCTTTTATATCGGTTGTGGTTTTTATATCGCAAATACCACCACTATTTCGTAATATATCTGCTTTGCCACGAAATGGTATTCCTTGTATCACATCAACTTTTGGAACTTCAAATTTTGCACCATTAAGATATTGTAAAGCACACTCGTTTCGTAATAAAGCATCTGCAAGTCGTTCTGCATCAGATTTTTCCTTTGAGGTGTAGGCTGTACCATATTCCTCTTTAGCTAATTTATATGCTTTTGAATTTTTAGATACTACATCAACAAAATGGAATTGGTCAAATTTCTCGGGCTCAAGGATTAAAGTATGCAATAAACGTCCGTCTCGCATACCTTGAGTTTCTGATCCACCATATTTGTTTACATAATAATATTTTTTAGGACTATCAACCAATAGTTTGATTGATGAACTGCTTAAAACTTGCGTATTAAGTTTGCCATAATAAAATTCGTCATTGATCGCCAATTTTTCAAGTTTGGCTTGGTTTTCAATTGTTCCGTCTAATAAAGAAATGTTTTTCATTTTGTAAAATATTTAGATTTGATTTTATTCCACCATACATTGTGAGAATAAAGGTTATTAAATTCTTCTTGCGTGTACACATTAACTCGTCCTTTCGTAATAGTAACATAAACACCACTTGGTAATTGTTTTATTGTTCTCATAAGTTTATAATTGACTTTAATTTATTTAATTCTATTTCTAATTGTTTTATTTTATCTTCTGATTTGCGAGAACGTAACACAGCTCTATTTTTATCAGATCGCATTTCACTCATTGCCTTGTCATACATTAATCTATCGTTTTGTATTTCATTAACATAAAAGAAAACGACAGCAATTGATCGGGCAAATTCTTTGATCTCGGGGTTATCGGGTTTCATTTTTTCCCATTTTAACACCATTTCTGCACAATAAGTAAAAGCGCCATAATATTCAAGGTCTTTTAAATTATTTATTTTTTTATTCATTGATGACTGCTTTATCATCTACAATATTGTAGGTATGGAACAAATCGTGAATTGTTGAATAATTAAACAAATAAGAAACATTGCACATTGAACAAATATTAGTGCAATCATTTAAAGTTAATTGACCAACAAAATGATTATTAGATAATACGTCATACAATTTTTCTGCAATAGCAGGATATTTTTCCTTTTGCACATTGTAAACTGATAAAGGATCAGATTTAAGTAATTCAAACAAGGTAGGATATTTCATAATTTTAATATTTAATGTTTATCAAATATAACACTTATCTTACATATAAACAAAAGTTAATAAAGTTACTTTAGGTTTTATTTATTAAACTTGCCCAATCTTCTTTGAGTAAATAAATTTCCTTTTCTATTTGGTGTTTCCTCCAAAATGTAGTGCTTGGCATTTTTTTGTTCAGCATTTCTAAATCATCTAAACCATTTAACCAAAAGTAATATGTTCCTTTGGGATCACTAACAAAATATATTTTTACTATATCTTCATCAATTTCCATAAGTTTATCGTATTTCTTCTTTTCAATAAGTTTAGTGTCATAATATTTTTTCCTAAATTTCATTTCAACTACACACTTATTTCCTTTTGGTGTTTTTCCAATAGCATCATAACATAAATTCTGATCACCGACCCATTTTAAATCCCAATCGTCAAACGAATTAAGAAACCATATTAATGCTTTTTCAAATTTATTCGTGGTTGTTATTTTCATAAAGATCATTTAATTGAGCAATCCATTGGTTAATGGTGTTGGGGTTGCAGGTGCAAGGTTTATAAAATTTATGCTTAAAATATTTGGAATGCATTTCGCAAACCATATTATACTCAATTTGAGATATTTTGCTTTTTGTGTTGGCTCTAAATTTAAGCCAATCTTTTTGGTCTATTTTATCCATTTGTCTAATCTTTTTATTTCAATTTCATTCCATTGTTCCTTTCTACGATCACAACCACAATCCTCAATGCCATAAATTTTTGTTATTTTTTTTACCAACCATTTTATGCCCGTATAAGTGGTAATGGTTTCAACTAAATTTCCAAGTTTCATATTTTAGATATTAATATTTGTTTTATTCTTTTTACTCGCCTATAAATTGAATAGTAATCTATCCCCGTTTGTTTTGAAAGTTCCAACATTGATTTGTTTTCTAAAAATATCAACTCATAGATTTTTTGATCATATAAATGCCAACTGCTTATTTCTGTTTTTATTAAATTCAATTGTTCCTCGTACTCATATTTTGAGATATATTTTGATATGTCGGATATAGATGGCTCATAAAACGTATTATAGGTAATTTTCTTTTTTCTGTGATAATCTAAAAACAAATTACGCAAAACCTTAAAAATAAAATATTCATTTATTTCTGTTTCATTGTACATTATTGAAGCATCATACTTACCATTCCATTTATGGATTTTTAAATACATATTTTGGACTATATCTTCGGAATAATTATGCATACCAAAACTGCGAACAATATTTATCCACTTATTATGTTGCGTTGCTATTATGCCTAAAACATTCACCAAATAGTTATTTTAATTGCAAAAATTAAGAAACAAAAATCAAGGACTTGGTAATAATCTTCGGGGTCATATTCCTCTATATCCATATTACCATTCGTAACTTCCATATAGTGATCATAATATAAAAAGCCAACTGCCCAACCTTTTATCCAAACCCATTGTATTGCATAACCATTATAATTCATCTTTTTTATCTATTAATTTAACTGCTTCATTTAAGTGGTGGATCATTATGTAAAGTTCTCCGATTGCTTTTTCCAACCTTTTTAACCTTTGTTCGTTGGTTTGTTTTTTATTTTTCATCAAATAAGTGGTTTAAATTCCTCTTTTATAGGTGCATCAAGTAATTTTTCCCCGTCAATTTCAAATCCTACATTGTTTGGTATACTTGTAAATTCTATTGGATCGTCCATTGAGGTTGGTCGCCCACCCGTTTCAACTTCTTTTACCTTTCTAACGTGGATCATAGATTTAGTCCAATCACTCGGGTGTTGCGTGTATCGGTGTATTACTATAAAATCATCTGCTCGGTTTACAAATTTACCACCACCTTCAACATCACTCGCTAATGGTGGGATCGGGTGTCCAACATAATTGTGCCCAATGGGGTGTTTTATTCGCAATGCTGTGGTATTTGCGTGAGTATTTAACCAAATAGTGATCATATTTTTTTTGCAAAATAAACGCATTTCAGTTGTAGCTTGGTAATCATATTCGTGTCCACCAATTCCTTTCATAATTTCGGGATCTTTTATTAATGAATTATAAGGATCAATTAGTAATCCGTCATAATTCCAAGCATTTTTTACTGATTGTGCCAATTCAATTAATTTTCTATAAGTGTATAGTTGGTTAGTATCAATTATTTTAAAATTATCATCAATATAAGATAAATGTGCTTTGTATTGTTTATCTGATATTTTATTAAGAGGTTTTTGTTCAATGAACTCAACCAATTTCCTTATTAAACTATGTGGCTCGTTCTCAGATGAGAATATAAGCCACTTTAGGTTATGCTTTTTAGTGTATAGCAACATCATATAAAGAATGACTGTCGTTTTTCCTACGTTAGCGTGTCCTAAAACCACGTTAAAGTTGCCGGGTTTAAATCTTAGGTAATCATCTATTTTAGGAAAACCTAATTTTAATCCTTCTTTAATTTCTCCCGAACGTATTTTGTCCAAATGGGAATAAGTTTTGTTTAAATCAATTAGCATTTTGGTAGTGTTTTATTGTTAAGGTTAAATATATTAAAAAAAGTTGATAAAATTGCAATTAATATTTTATTTCTTTTAAATTATTAGATTTGTCAAAGTATGCCATAAATTCAATATCATTAAATGATCCATTTCTTGGCTTCCTACCACCAATTTTTATAAGACCAATTAATTTTTCTGTTCTTGAAAATATTATTCCGTCATTACAAGCCCATAAAATAACCGATTGTTTTTTTTTGTCATTAATTTTGGTTAATTTTTTTACAGATATTGGCAATGGATATGCTTCATTTATATTTTTTAATCTTCCTTTGACCTCTAAATAAAATAAAATTTTTTGATCATCATAAATAGCAAAATCAATATCATTTTTTCCAAGTTTCTTTTTATTAAACCCAAATTGACCACAAAAAAAATTTGCAGAATTATTTTCTCTATCTAAATCTTGTTTTGTTTCAAATCTCATTTTTTAATATTATTGCATAAAAAAGGGGGTTTTTACACCCCCCGTTAATTAAAATGGTAAATCACTATTGTCCTCTCGGTCGGGCATATGAGCGCCTGCTGTTACTTCGGGTTTTGCAGTAGGTTTAAAGGTTGAAAAACTTGCG